ACTTGCGCCGATGGTACTGCAATGCAATGCGGGAGAGTAGGTAGCCGCCTCCTTTCAATTTCAGAAGCCTCGATTACGAAAGTAGTCGAGGCTTTTCTGTTTTTGCTTGATTTATATCAAACCTAAGTGTTACTAAGTGTTTAATTACGTAAAAATGCGCTGATAATCAGCCGATTACTTGCATAATTCGATTTTTTTTTGTATCTTTGCAAACGATAAGAATAAGGATACCTGTATCTTGTGCTTTTTGTTGTGTGAGAAGGTATCCATTAAGGTATCTAACGGGACTGAGGTGAGCAGCCTTTCTTTTTCTCACAAGTTGCCACCGCGAAATCTCTGATGTTGTATTTCAGCTTTTCAGGTTCCATAAAACAATTAATATGAAGAGAATAACAATGGTATTAGTCAGCATGTTAATGCTGACATTAGAAATTCATGCAGCGTCGGCTGCAACATCAGGAAATGTATCCTCTACCAGCGAGATGGACTGGACTCCAGTGATGGACGCTATCATTCAGGTAGAGAGTAAGGGTGATCCGAAAGCTAAGAGCGGTAACTCTGTAGGTGTGATGCAGATCACTCCAATTTTAGTAGCAGAATGTAATAATATTCTGAAGCGCAAGAAATCGAAGAAGCGCTACACTTTGGCTGATAGATTTAATGTAGCTAAATCTAAAGAAATGTTTCTATTGATTCAGAGTGTCTACAATCCTCTTAATAGTATCGAGCACGCAATCCGTTCATGGAATGGCGGTAATCATTACAGTAAGAAGCGTACTCAGAGATATTTCGAGAAGGTAATGAAACTTTTGAAAAAGTAATTCTTTTTCCATAAGGCCCGATTGTTCTGAAAAAGAGCAATCGGGCTTGCTTTTTACTCGTTTTCGCCTCTTTTATGTACGTTTTGTTGCTATTCTGTTTAATAACTGTTAAATATATGCAGATTTCTGACAAAATGTTTGGTGGGGTCGGAAAAAAGTCGTACCTTTGCACTTGCAATTCAGAAATGAGTTGATTATATCGCGGTGTGGAGCAGTTGGTAGCTCGCCAGGCTCATAACCTGGAGGTCGCATGTTCGAGTCCTGCCGCCGCAACAATGATCGGGTAAGAAGTTGGTCAACAACATCTTATCCGATTTTCCGTTTTAGAAACGGGACTTTTTAGATTTAGCAGATGTTTAATATCATTGGCCAGTAAAACGGACAATGAAAAAAAATGAATGCAAAAGAAATCGATTTTTTGAGTTCGCGTGAAATAGTAGGATTCACGCTTCCTGTGTTGCATACCAAGGGCGGGTACTGGTATGTTGACTTTTATGCTCGTGACCCAGTTTCCGGTGTAATGAAGCGCAAGAAGTATATGCTCAACAAGTATAAGTCTGATCATAAAAAGCGTATGATGGGCAGTCTTCTTATTCACAATATTACTGCGAAATTGACAGCAGGATGGAACCCATGGGTGAATGCTGACCAGTCGCGCCAATTTACGGAAATACCAATAATTTTTAGTAGATATAGAGATTATATTAAGTCGATGACTAATAAAAAGTCGATGAAGGAAAAGACCTCTATTGACTATCTCAGCCGCCTCAAGATGCTCGAAACCTTCATAGAGGAGTGTAGGAGTATCAAATATGCTTATCAGATAGACCGAGCCTTTGCCATTGACTTCCTGGATCATCTGATGTATGATCGTGATGTATCAGCTACAACCAGGAATAACTATCGTTCCTGGTTTGTCTCGTTCGGTACTTGGCTGATGGATCGAAAGTATATTTCCGAGAATCCTGCCATCGATATTCGCAATATTGCGCAAACAGAGAAGTTCCGGAATCCATTGACTCCTGGAGCTCTCAAGAAGATGAAGGATTATCTCTATACTCATGACAAGCATTTCCTTCTGGCTTGTCTCTTTGAGTATTATACTTTCATCCGTCCGAATGAGTTGACCCAGATAAAGATCGGAGATGTATCTATCAAGAATCAGACTGTCTTTATCAGTTCTGCCATCAGTAAGAACCGCAAGGACGGAATGGTTGCCCTTAATGATGAAATCCTGAAGCTGATGATAGAACTGAAGATCTTCGAGCATCCTAGCCATTGCTACATTTTCGGAAAGAGTCTGAAACCTGGTGAAAAGAGAGCAGCTTATAATCAGTTGCGAGTAGAGTGGGGCAAGATGCGTGATGCCATAGGCTTTCCTAAGGAGTATCAGTTCTACAGTTTGAAAGATACCGGCATTAGAGACTTGGCCAATGCTCAAGGTATAGTTGTTGCTAAGGAGCAGGCACGACACTCTGATATATCTGTGACTAACCGCTATATCAAGAACCAGATGAAAGTAAACGAGGAGACTAAGCACTTTAAAGGTGGGCTTTAGTCTCCTCGGAGATTACAACATCATGTAAAAGTAGCCAACGAAGATTGGCTCTATCTGGTCATCCTTGACTTCCAACTCGATTTTTTCGCATACATATTTCTTGTTATGTATGATGTAGGTGTTGGAAGGATCAGGGATGACTTCGCTTTTGAACTTAACCTGGAGACAGTTCTTGTTGTCCGTCTTGAGACCGTTATCATGTAAGCAGCCTAGAGTAACAACATCATTAGTCGATTTCGTACAAATCGACAGAGAGTAAGGATACTTTTCTTTAAATGTACCTCCTCCGTTCCCACCAAACCCTCCTTCGGTACTACCACAATATTCTTTATTTATTCGGTAGTCGGTTTTGAATTTTGGCCACCTAGACTTCGCTCTAACCCAACTAAATTTGTTGTCATCTTGTACTTCTCCTGGAATAATGAAGAATATATTCATGCATTCCTGATCATCTTCGGATTTGTCGAGTGTTGACTCATCGTCTATCGCATCCTGCACGGATGTGTAGCTGTAGCCGTCATCATCAACATCGCACTCCTTTGAATCCGGCTCCTTATCATTAGGTATTGAAAGAAGGCATCGCTTCTCGTAGTAATTATCTTCGCCTATGACTGCTGTTTTGAAATTGATATCTTCTACAACTTGTGCTGCAGGAGATATGTTAATATCAACATAATCATCAGAAGAACTGTCCCTGATTAATGGTGACCAAACGCCTGCCAGCTGCCATGTTTTCGAACCGTCCTCATTCTCTACATATATGTAGTAACTACCATTACACTCAATGATAGTCTGTCTTTTTTGTTTTTCAGACCATGACTGTGTTGTCCCTTTGAACTGATTTTGCGGTTCCCAGATACCTGTACTATGGACTATTTTAAAATTCTCGAAGACTTTTTTTGAAATAACTTCATAGTTATCTCTGTTTGCAGAATCACCCAGATTATACTCCAGATTTGCTGTAGATGACGTGGAGAAGGATCCATCTTCATCGTAATCCGTAGTGTATTCATCCAAAGGCTCGATCTCTACAGAATCTGCGGTTGTCAGTTCTGATGCATTGATAACAGAGCAGGTCTTCCTGATATCATCAAAGACGATGGTGGCATTGAACAGCTTGCGGAATTCCTCTATAAAGGTATAGCTTGACCAATGAGGTAGTGCTTTACGGAGTTCTCTGGTCTTGTAAGCTGAAGCAATATACAGGAGATTCCATGGTTTGCAGTCAAAGTCATTGCGCTTGAGCGTATATCCTTCGTACTCCACCACCTTGCGAAATATGTACATCAGGTTGGGCTGAACAGCTAAGTTCATGACAAATGGCGCATTGTAGCCGATGAACTGCTTAGTTTTATCCACTCCAACAAAATTAGCAATCATATCATTTGTTTCGTCCCGTACAGGTACGAAACACCATTTACCTTCTACTCCCAGGAACTTCGACTTATCTTCATCAAGTCTATAGATGTCTTTGATCTTTTGAAGGTTTTTAAATCCCTGAGACCAGCCCTTGTCGACAGTATAACCAGGTTTGTCAGCTGTGCCAAATGTTGCGATTTCATCGATATAATGCTTGGTCATCCTGTCATTATACTTGATGCGGGATTTTCCGCCCACAATCTGCAGTTTTATTTCAGCCTCCGTTACGCTGATGATGGTTCCTACACCCGATAGAATCAAACGACCGCTCACGTACAGTTTGCAGTCATTAAACTTCTGGGTAACCTTAGATACATCGAAGCGGCTTACATTGTGGAAAACTCTACGGTTATCCATAATCGATATCGGAAAGTTAATGTCGTATGAATATTCTCCATCGTCCGTGACGCACTGGTTGGCGTATGTTAACTTGATGGATTGGCTGGCAGCCGGATAGGCTGCCATACCATTAATAACACATGTAATCATAGGCTATTTGTTTGATTTCATTTTCTGATATTGACTCCATTTGCGGTCGAAACCATCTGGACCCGTAATGACCACGTATGATTTGATGCCCAGGTTGAGCTGTTCATTGAGCCTTTCAATGGTTGAACTCACGTTATCGAGAGATGCACCTACCAGTTCGTTGTCTGCATTAACATTGACAACAGGTGCAACAACGGCAGCGCTGCCAGTTCCCATGGCACGACTTACGTCTTGGGCTGTGAGCGATGCCACGGTATTATTGCGCTGTGCTGCATCGATGAGCTGAAGGGCAGGAAGGAGCTGAGGATTATTCACAGCGTTATGATTCGCCACGAACTCGCCTGCATGAACCACGCCAGCTTCTTTCTTCCAATGACCGGGACCAGTGAAACCGCCCTCATAATATCCTGCTGCCTCTGCCTGATGCTGTTTTTTTATTGTGGCAATCTGAAGCATACCTGCAGCAGTAGCGAGTCCGGCGGCTATAGGGGCGATGATGTAGCCCACTGTAGGGATTGCTGCAGCTGAAGAGTAGGCATTGATAGCCGACATAGCGGTAGAAGCGACTGCCTGAGCAATCTCTATTTTCATCGCTTTCTTGTTAGCTTTAGTCTTTGCCGCAGAAATCTCCTTGTCTCGTTTCGCTTCGAGTCGCTTCTTCTTGGCAGAATTATTGCCGGCCGCAGAAATCTGCTTGTCGTAGTTCGCCTGAATCTTGGCTACCTCCAGGTCGGAACATGCCTGAGAGTAGGCTGAAGCTGCTCCCATCATACTGCTGATACTACTGAAGGCTGCACCTGCTATGGCTGCAATATTCTTATAGGTCTCTTGATTCATCTGTTTCTTGGCATCCTGGTATGCCTGTTCGCTGATCATATCTTCTTCTCGAAGTTTCTGAAGATTATCATTAACCATCTTCTGCTGCTGGATGGCAGCAATGGCGCCTCCCGCAATGGTGGCGAGATTATCTGATCCGAGCGAACCGCTACGGTCATCGGTCTGTCTAGTCATCTTCTTGGCGGTATCGAGAGCGGTGGTTGCATCGTCTTTTGCCTGATCTTTGGCGTCCGGCTTGTAGGATGCATACTTGTTAGCGATGCCCATCTTCATGCGCTGATACTCCTCTTCGCTTACAAGACCAGCCTTGTGAACATCATCCAGTCCTGCAAGCTCCAGTTGCATCTGCTGTTCATTGCCGAGGGTGAGATACTCCTGCTTGAGCTGCATCAGCGTGTCATCGTATTGCTTTTGGCGGTCATACTGGTGCTGCTGCTCGCTGCGCTCAATCTCTCTGGCTATCTGCCAGTACTCGTCAGAGGACTTCAGATAGAGTGCCTGTTTCTCTTTGAGAAACGTCTGGTCGAGTTGAAAAAGCGCCTCATTGATAGCACTCTCGTTATGATAGAGGTCGGAGTCCTTATTGTAATATTCGGCAGTGATGGCCTGTTCTGCCACTTGCCGGTCGTACTCCAGGTCCTGGAGGTCTTGCGTCTGCTTGCGCTCATAATCGGCAGAGATCTTCTCTTTCTGGGCATTCAGACGCTTGTACTCCTCACTCTCAGCCTCTCCGTATTTGCGAAGGATGTCCATGCGCTGCTGAAGTCCCTGCTCCTTAATCTTCGCCATGCGGTCGTTGTATTCTGCCAGGCGAATTTGACCGGTAGAGTAGAGGGTAGTGGCTTCCAGCTGCTGAGCCTCGGTACTTTTCTTGGCATCATCCAGCTCTTTTTTGAGGTCTGCCTTTCGCTTGATTTCTGCTTTACGTGCAGCAGCTTCACGCTTCTTTCGCTCCTTTTCGGCTGCTTTACGCTCCTTCTCTGTTGTGTAATGACCGGTAGAGCCCGTTGTCCTGTTCGTTCCTGTGCTTTCGCCTTGGAGACTCTTCTTTTCTTTCTTTTTATATAGTTTCTGGAGATTTGCATTCTTCCTGAGTTCTGTGTTATAATAGGACTCTTCTGCATTGAGTTGCTGTTGCAGGCTCAGGTTTTCCTTGAGTCTCCGTGTATGAATCTTCTTCTGCTTCTCATTACTCTTTAATGCATCATTCTGTTCAATGAGCTGACCGGTAAATGCATCTGCTACAGCTTCGCTTTCATATCGTTCAGGATGTGACTTACGTTCGGCATCAACTGCTTTAAGAGAGTGGCGTATTTTACTTTCTTTAAGTTTCAGCTCCAGTTTCTTTTTGTTGATTTCAACCTTGCGCTCATATATAGCTTCTGCCATCGCCGCGTTCTCCAGCTCTTTGATATAGTTCTGGATTGCAATCTGGTTGTCATTATACAGCTTTCCTTCCTTGGATATAGAAGCATGATACTCCGGAACCAGTTTCTGCATGGCTGCGATAGCTTGCCTGCGCTCATCTACGGTGTAGACGTTGGAATGGATAACTTTGTTAAGCATATCCACTTTGTTGCGTTCATCAAGAGTTGCATCAGATACTTTCTTGGCGAGACTTGCCTGTGCTTCCGCAACCGCCCTGTTGTTCTTTGCTTCTTGTGTGCTGTTACGCATAGCTTCATTATACGAAGTAAAGGCTTTAACAGCTCCATAAACCGCAACTCCTACCACCGTAAGAACGGTGGCGAGTGCGGCCCATGGATTAGTAAGACTGGCTAAGCGGGCTGCCCTCATTACAACGATATAGCCTTGCACGCCCTTTGTTAAATACGCCCATGTAGCCTGCAGGGCTACCATGGCAGCACGCAGAAGGGTTGTTGTAGCTATATATGCTTTGTCTATGGCAGCTGCGTATGTAGTAGCTGCTGCTTTTAGCTTGATGGCTATAGTTTCCTTATACCAAAGAGCCGTGCAGACAGCGATGGCGGAACCTATTATTGTGAGCTGTTTGACGTGGGTGAACGTAAAAGTTATCAATGTTGATAACACATGTATGCCTATGCTCAGGGTAGAGATGGCATATCTGGTTACTGGGATGAGCTGTTCACCCAGTTCTACAGTGAGGTCTTCAAAACGTTTCTTTGCCTTATCCAGCTGGGCTTGCACAGTATTGTTCTGGACATTGAACTCATTGATGATACTTGTGCCTGAAGCGTATGACTGGGTAGCGAGATCCTGGGCAGTTCTTACCTGGTCCAGGTGTGAAGCTACTGCAGAGAGAACGCCAACGGCACGAGTACCATTCAGCTGCATCTCTTCAAACATAGGAGCCATTTCAGCAAACCCACCTCTAGACTTCATGGCAGAAAGGAATGTCATCAATCCCTCATTTGCATTGGTCTTCATCAAGTTTGAGAACTTCGTGACTTCTACACCGGCAATCTTTGCGAATTTAGCCGGTTCCTGATACATCTTGGTTATAAGCTGAGAGAACACAGTAGCAGAGGTTGCCTCTTCCTGCATATTCTGATCGAGTGCAGAAGCGAGACCCATCAGTTGTGCTTGAGTCATGCCTGCCTGGATGCCTACACCGGAAAGATCGGCGGTGAAATCGACTATATATCCGGCATTGGCTGATGAATTCTGTGCAAGTTCGTTGACGGCAGAACCAGTGGCGAGCATTGCACCACGGAGTCCTTTGGTCTTATCTTCCCCGAACATCTGAGCAAGTTTGCCAATCTTGTCGACCGCTCCTTTTCCCAAGTCATCGTCTAGCGCAACGTTAATCTTGTCGGCTCCATCAACAAACTCTTCAATCATATCCTTGCTGGTGATGCCCAGGCGACCGGCAGAACCAGCCAGTTCATTGAGCTGCTCACGAGCCGTACGGGTGTCCATTCGCTTGAAGTCTTCGTTCATCCGGTGAACCTCTTCATCGGTCTGACCTGTATATTTGCGGACGTTTGCCATGGATTCCTCCATATCGGCATAGGCTTGGGCGCATTTTCGGATGGTCATAGAGAGTCCGGCGTATGCAGCGATAATCTGCGATACAGCTCCCCAGTTGGTATTGAGCACGTTAACGAAACGAGACCAAAAACTTGTTGTTTCTCTTGACTCGCTATTGATGGCATTCATCTCTCGCTTAACCTCTTTGAGCTTTTGCTGAAGCTTTTTCCATTCCTCAGAATTACGCTCGACAGCTCCTGAGCGTAGCTGCTTTTGTACTGTTTTCATTACAACAGACAATTCTTTATATGAGGCAGAAGAAAGATTGTTGAATGTTCTATTCACCTGCTCTTGGCTGGTTCGCAATGTCTTGAGTGAAGCATTTATTCGATTTATCTCTTTATCGAAAGCCTTGGTGTCATCTCCTTTTTTGAATGCATCAGTCTTTTTTTGCTTAACTTGTTCGAGCTGCTTTTCAAGCAATGCGATAGTCTGTTTTGCTTGTTTGTCATCAAGCAGAACCCGGCCTATGAATGTTTGTGTACTGTTTGCCATAAATGATATTTATTATAGTTTTCTGCAAAGATAAGAATAGCTGAAAAGCTATAAAAATACCATAAAAAAGCCATCGAATGCAACTGTATTCGATGGCTGTGTATATATTAAAGTATTACGCTGTCTTTATTTTGGGATTTTTCAAGAGCTGCATAATTTCTGAGAACTCTTGCAACTTTATTCCTTAAGTTAATTGTATTGTCAGCAAACACAAATTCTTCTTTATCTATACTATGATTTGATACCAATACTGAATATGAATTGCCGTCCTTGAAGAATAAAGACAAGTTATTGTTTGGGCTATACATATCCTCTATTGTAAGCTTTGGCTCATCTTCCATACCCTTGTGAGGATAAGAAGAAACATGCTTCCCCATCCTGTTAAGAGTATGGCCAACACCTAGAGTGATGAAAGCTGCAATAGCTGAGAATATCAATATACCTACCATAATTCTAAAGTTTGTTATTATCTTTGTTGCAAATATAATAATAAAAATCAGAATATGCAAGTTTTTTATGTTAAATCTTTGCTTTAACCTTGTTATTTAACTACATCTATGTATCTCGAGTAGTTAATCCTGGAATGAGGGTTGAAGTTGACGATTTGAACCTTATAGCCTTTTGTCCCCCAGCGCCACCACAGAAACTTGTGCTTATAGGTTCTACTCACGATGGTGATGAGACTGTCACGGCTGGAGTACTGGCATAACCTGCCAGGGATGTCTATATGCAGTGATAGCCATTTATCATGGTATGAAAATATGGAATCCACCGTATTGGGTATAGGTTCTATTCTTATCGTATCTGTAGTAGAAGAGGATAGAGTATGGATGGCTTTAGCATCCTTGATCTTTATCTTGAGTTCCTTGATCAGCTTGGTATCTGCCAGGTGCAGCTGCTGCAGTTCTTTATACTTAGCTTGTATGGCTGTGTTCTGCGCTACCGAAAGAGTGTCACCCAATTTATCGTATTGGATATCATAGCTGATGCTTGCCAAGTTTCCTTTCTGCCGTTCGATCTCTTCTTGTAGTTCTCCGTTCTTGTAAGCTGATCGGATAAAGGCAGCCGCTGTTATGATGAACAGGGCTGCCAGAAACATGATAATGGTTCTTTGATTTTTCATTGTTATGCGATATCTTTATATTCCTCGATGGCGTTAAAACAAGGACACATCTTTTTCCATTTTGACTTATCTGTGCCCCAAATATCCCGATGTCCCATAATCTTTGCATCAGGGAACATCTGTTTAAGCTTATGCAGCAGGAGGGTCAGTGCATCCTTCTGTTCCGGTGTGCGGTTATCTGTAGGTTTGCCATTGGCATCGATGCCGCCCATATAAGCCACATTGATAGCTGTGGAGTTGTAGCCTTGCACTCCATTGCTTACCTCCTCGATGGCGAGAAGCTGGTGGGTACCGCCATTTGGGGTGATGACATAGTGATAACCAGGATTCTTCCACCCTTTCCGGCGGAACTCAGCCTTGAGGTCATCAATTGTCTGCTTCTGCGAACCTGCTGTGCAGTGAACGAAAATACGTTTAATCTGTCTCATTTTTATTGTGATTTAAAAATTTGTCTTTAAAGTCGGCGAATTTCGCATCGATGGCGATGCCAACTCCGAAGATGGAGCCTGCGTACATAAGTGTCTGGGCAAAATACCAGAGTACGTTGTCTGTCACATCGTGAGATTGCGATGTGAAGTAACTGATATAAACCAGTATGATAGCGAGGAGTAGTGATACTACTGCCGATCCGTACTGAATCCATTCTTTTGTATTCTTCTGCATGATAATGTATCTTTTTAATTCACTGCAAAGATACATAGGGTAGGGGATTAATAAAAATACGAGACCGCCCCAGACGATCTCGTATTATGATACGTTTAGAGTTCTCTTGCAAGAACTTCTTGGGCTATCTGCTTGGCTTGTATTCTCCAGGCCTGATAAGCATCGAACTCTGCTTCGTGGCTCTTATCTCCATCTCCTCGATTGGCCAAGATTGCCTCTACCTGATTCTGGCTGTATTTGGTTCGTACCAAACCTGCCGTGAAATCACCGTAAGTAGCAGACTTTGCCTTAATCTTGGTAGAACCATCGGCTTCATCACCTTCGTAACTGAAGGCGGTTTTACCCGAATCTGAAACTTCAGATTTTGTATCTGAAGTACCGGAAGTCTCGGGATGATAGTTTTTTACTTTCTGCTCACCAATGTAAAGCAGGAAATGGTCATCGTCAAATCTGACGTAACTTTTGCGAGATAAATATACCTTTTTCATCGTTAAGTAAATTTATAAAACTTCTTTTTAAACTTGTTGTGCAGTTCTGCGACAACGGTGGAGAATGGAAGTTCATCACGACAGAAGTCATTTAGGGCTTGATCTATGAGAATCTTGGAACCTGTATATAGATAGTGCTCTACAGTTTGCCAGACCTCGCTCTCTCCTTCAAAATGGTCGATGATACGATAGCGCAGTGAGAGACGTTTCTTAGGCATCTCTTTGCTGACCAAATGAGTGCTGCCATCGGCAGCGGTCTCTTCTACCTGTACGACCTCTTTTTCTATGACAGAGTCGTCAACCTTGTAATCAATCACTTGGATGAGGAATTTGTTCTCATCCTGTCCCTCATGGCAGATAATGTCCTCAATGGACTGCTGCTGTGATTTTTGCATTCCCTCGAAAGGCACACGAGATTTGCGAGCCTTAACGAGTTTTCCGAATCTTTCCATACCGATTTTTTTATATAAGTTTTTTGAATTGGCGTGAATTCCTAACCCAAGGCGTGAAGCAGCCTTGAGTTCTATTTGTCTCTGTGTAAACCCATGTTTGCGAAGATTAGCCACCTGCTTGCAGAGATCATGTTTAAACCGTTTTCGCAAGAGCGCATGGTCGGCATAGATGACCTGTCCACAAAAATCTATACCATCGCAAGTTCGATGGATTCCCCACGACTTGTTTATTGAGAGATGCCAATCACGAGCTAGGTGCATGACAGCTAACTCCGCCATCAGACGCAGGAAAACTTTGTCTTCATGGAGAATATAGATGTTATCCATGAAACGATAATAATGATGGAGCCCATGACGGCAGAACTTTTCGAAACGCTCATTAAGAAAGCTGACCCCCCCACATAGTAGTTGAGCCTGTTGCTGAGTGCGACAGGTAACAAGCATGTCGCTCACATAGCGAGCTTGCCAATAGTGGAACTTTTCAGGGTCGTCGATGATATCGAAGCATCTGAGTGCCAGATAGTCGAACCGGGCGAGAAAGAGCTGACCCAGTAGCTGGGCTAGTTTTACTCCAAGTACGATTCCTGGGTTGAACGAGTCAACTACCTCATCTATAAAGGAGAGGAGTTTTCTGTCTTTAATCTTGCGGCGATATTCACTCTTGAGCAAGTTGTGATCTATATACTGAAAATAGTGGTGAATATCAATAGGAAGGCAATAAAATGTATCTTGCTGTGGAGAGTTGAATATATCTCTCTTAATAAGATTGTAGAAATAATGAGTGCCCTTGCCCTTAGAGCCTGCTGGGCAATGGTAGTAGATGGTGTTACGTATATCATCCTCTACAGGATTGAGGGCTGCGTGTTACATGACATGATCTATGACTGGCAACTTGTTAACCTGGCGATGCTTCGGGTATTCGATATCCTTAGATACATACCCTGAAGTATGCCATGTCTGGGCTGCGTATGCTTCAAGCATACGCTCTATGTTATGATCTAGATTGGCATCAAATTTCTGCACACCCCTGCGAGACATCTTTTGTCGGGCATAATTATAGAAAGCCCGACGAAAGTTGTCATTTGTCTCGACTTGTGGAGAAATGTTACCAAATCTTTTCATAAGCGGTGTAATGTCTGTGTAATTGTGTGAAACTGTGTAATGTCTGTTGTCTGCTATTTTTTATCCTATAACCTTCGACCGGATGACCCTATTGTCATCATCTACCAGCTAGATGAACTATGTGTATGTTTCGCCATGGGGCGAGGTCTGACCCTGTTGTCTCGAACGGAGAGCAAACACCCCGTATTGAGATATGTTAAAGTTGAGAGCGGCGCCGTAGTTCACGTTGGCATTCGAGACATCATTGTTATCGTTGAGCGTCGAATGACCGCATTGACCACCATTGTTAACAGTACCACCACGAAGGCAGAGACGGAAACCAGCACCTAGGGTCACAACCTGGTATTATTATGAATACCGCTGCAAAGATACTAAAAATAATCGGTATGGAAGTATGTCAAAGAACTTTTTTCTAAAATTTTTTACCGCCAAAGGCGGTTATTGAAGCGAGCAGAGCTCGCTGGGTGCTTCGGCTTCGCCGTGTGTACTCAGGTCTCTTATGTACACCCAGTAATCTTATGTACACCCAGCAAACTCATGAAATCTTTAGGCCGCCACGTACACTGGTTCGACTGGCCACTCCTCTACTGCTTCGCAGAGAGCGGCGCCGAAGTACACGCGGGCAAACGAGACATCATCGTTATCGCTGAGCGACGAAAGACCGCATCGACCACCAACGTAAACAGAACCACCACGAAGGCAGAGACGGAAACCGCTTGTTGCGCCGGACGTATTCCAATAATAAGCACACCAGTAGGTAGTCTGACTACCGCCGATGGCGGTAGGGAAATTCTCCAGGTTGTCCATGGAGAGCATGGTCGCCCATCCTTCACCTTTTTTGATGGAGGTGCTGTAGGCCTTCATGCCCGTCTCGTTGCCGATTGTCCATGTGCCATAGATAGATGGTGCCACGAGGTGGGTGACTGTCGTATCTTCGTTGACCCTTACGAACTCATCATCCATATGATACCAGAGATGACCGTAAGAGTTTTTAAGACCGAAGAAGGAGTTGACCTTGGCCGCATACCAGGTAGAGCCGTCATCGTTGAGTATATTGACGGTAGTCTCTCCGCAGCTATCGCCCAGGTCGAGACCGGCATCCATCGGGACGAGCGGGCGGCAGCCGTTGTAGCTATTCCACGCACTCCAGTCTTTTTGCGTCACGCCAGGACCAAGACCACCTTGATAGAGTCCGTTTGCATCTCGCTCTGTGTTGACTGCCGCCTGTGTGTAGTTGGTGCCGAAGATAACCCCGAAGAGCGCAGCGGTCACGGCGAAGTGGCGCATCGAGGAACAGAGCCACCCCGTGCCGTTCTTTCTGGCCGCAGCTCGCCAGTACTCTGTGTTTTGGTTGCAGGCTGGCTTGCCGAGGAACGAGCGGTTGGTGTTGTCGAGGGTGGCATCGTTATTGCCACCTCTGTAGTCTGCGCCTGTATTAAGGAAGCTAACGAGGCGACCTGTGCTGCGCTCTAAAGTGGCATAGCCAGAGGCAGAACGTGAGCCGATAGGGATTGTGTAGTTGTATTCGCCTTTGATAGGAGTGAGTCCCACCATCATATAGAATAGACGACCTACAGTCTTGAATGCCAGATAGAATTTGCGGTTCCATCCCCACTGATAATGTCCCTCTGATCCGTCTAGCTTTGCAGTCTCTCCTGTGGCATATTTATGATGATCTTTGGAGTCGAGTTTTCGGCGGCTATGGTCATTTTTGACCAGGTAGCAACCGAGACCAAGCTGAATAGGCAGCTCTCTCAAGAGCTCAAGCGATCCCACATAGGTTGCTGCCTGAGGGGTTGCGTTGTCTATATTCCAGACACGCCCGCACCAAAGATTCTGACCCATATCTACAGCGTCTTTGAGCGACATCTGCTGCGCAGTACCCGATTTCTTGTCATAGACCTCTATTTGCTTGTCTGTTGCGGTCATATCTGCAGCAGGGAGGTCTGATACCTGCTTAGCCCCATCGAAAGCAGCGATGATTGCCTTGACCTTTGTCTCTTCTTCTGATGTTAAAGCCATAAAATAATATATTTAATCGATTAAACAATGCGTAATGAAGCTCCCACCTTGCGCAGATTGCCTGATGCAGATAGGCGAAGGCGTGGCTGGCGGACTGTGATGCTCACCTCCTTCCAAAGAGGTGTATTGGCGGTAGGGATAATCCAGAACTTAGTAGTTCCCACGCCTTTGACTGTGAGGTTGCCGCTCGGATCAACCTGCAGCGAATCACCATCTACACGCTGGTAGAGCACGCTCTGAGGTAGGTAGTTCGGTATGAGATTGGCAACGATGCGCTGCGCCACTTTATTGCGTAGGCTGATTTCTGGGAGATAGTCTAGGAACATTCGCGATGGCGCAATGAAACCTGAGGCTATTTGCCCTGCCAATCCATCCATTTGTGCAATCTTTGCATCGGCTCGCTTGGCGGCAGCATCTGCCTCTGTAGCCTTTGTCTCAGCCTGTGCTGCCTGTGCTGCTGCAGCAGTAGCCTGCTCTTGGGCAGCATTTGCTGCACTCTGTGCGAGATTTGCTGCCTTGTTGGCGTCGTCGGCTGCACTCTGTGCCTTGATGGTTGGTGTCTTATCGAGCCATCTGCGCCATTTGGTGTTTGTATCAGAAGGAGTTGTTGTGTTACCATCCTCCAGTGACGCATAGACTCCTGTAGATGTATGAACTATATCCCCTTCATCGTAGCCCCTAACAGTCTGTCCATCCTCTTCATATGAGTAGTCCGACTTCCAGGTACCTTGATCGGTGAAGGCGACATTACCAACGACAATGATATTTGTATTATCTGCCATATTTATTAAACTTTAATGACTAACTTGTTTCTGCGCTTGACAACATGCTCTGCGACATTGCTTCCGTAATCTATCATCAACAACTTGTTGCGATGCTGGCGGAATGACGGATACATAGCACCGCCTCGGGCAATGACACCCGTATCAACATATTCATGCTTGGAGAGGTCCCATTGCCACCAGTTGCCATTTTCACCAGCTTTGGTTGGATGCTCGCAGAGTTCTTTTGCGGTCGAAGTCTGACTCTTCGCAGCATCGATAGCAGATTGCGTATCAGTCTGTCGCTTGCTCTCTGCTTTGACTCTACCGGCTTCAGCTGATGCTCTACCATTCTCAGCAGCAGCTCTCTTCTTCTCTGCCTCCACTCTCGCAGTTTCCTGCTTCAGTCTGTCAGTCTCCTGTGTCTGCCGAGTTTGCTCTGCAGCTTGCCGGGCTGCCTCGTTTTTCTCAATTGCAGCCTTGCTGGCCAGGGCGTCTGCAGCAGCTTTTTGGGCAGCTGCTGTCTGAGTCATTGAACTGTTGACAGCAGCTTCCACCTTTTTGCGCTCAGCAGTAAGATCAGTCGTTGCCTTCGTCACGCTGGCAGCTGCGTCGTTGGCCTTGCCAGCTGCAGTATTAGCTGCAGCTGTAGCCTTCTTGGCTTCTGCAATCTCAGCATCAACGTTTTTGGTCAGCAGAGATAATGGCGCAATGACCTGTTTCCTGACTCCATTAAGGTCGTAGAGAGCAGGCATCGTCTTGATGCCATCGAGCGATGTCGCAAGCTCGCAAGAAAAAATATTCTTGGAATGCAGCCGCAGGTATTCATTGAACTTGGGTAGGAGTCTGGCGCACAGCGCCTCGAACTCCTGATTGCTCTCGATATTCATAGGCTAATCTCCTTCCAGTACATCTACGAGTTGCCCGTAGATGCCTGAGACCATGCTATCCTTGGCTATCTCCTTGATGAGCACAGCGTCTTCAGCGCTCAGATCTACCTCTTCAGGCTTTGCCTGGATTCGCTTCATGACTCTGTATGCCTGCATCTTCTTCTCCGGGCTGGCAGGCGATTCTGAATTGCCGACAGCAAAAAGTCGCAGAGAGACGATATCACTCATCAACTGATTATTACCATTCTCATCTTTGATTTCCTCTCCTTTAAAGTTTAGGATAGGGAAGTTTAAATTTCTTTTCATATATATATTTTTGAATTAAACTTGAAATTACCAGTCTCTTGGACACTTGTACTGAAGCCAGCAGCCATAGCATTCTTTTTCCCTGTTGTTCTCCGTTACGGTAAGATGCATGTCTCTGTGATATACAAGCATCATGGCATCTCCCGCACTTCCTATCTCCAGGTCGGTCGTTCCATAGCCTCTGTCATAGTAGATAAATGATGTGCCTACTCGATCTATTCCTTTGGCGCCATCTATAGTAACCGAAACATTGCTACAAAGATGTACTGCTCCAGAGTCTGTCGCCCTTTTTACAAAAATCACATAACCATCGTCCCATTTCTCCATCTTAGGCAGTCTGTAATATCCTGCACCTGCCAGGACTACTGAATGTACATTCTTGTCGATGTCTTTCGCTGCAGAATAGGTAGAACCGCCCGTACTCATATATGCGGTCTTGATTCGCAAACCTGCAACATATCCTCCTAGCGTCATATCGAGTGCCACGTTTGTAACCGCTCCCTTAGCTCCACAGACTACGGCATAATTCACATCACCTAAGTATTTTGAACTCTCTTCGTTTGTAAATCTTGCAACAGCTCTCGTTCCTATTGATGGAGCAAGCACATTACCTCCTATGCCCGCAAACACTTTATGACTTTCATTTTGTAGAATGATGTAGGCATCGTTGTCGAATCCCTCATTGGTCAAGCCTTTGCCTTTTATTTTCATACCTGCAATCTGACCTGCACTCGCTTGCATGGAACCGTCGGTATTGATTTTGAAGTACTTGTTGGCAGTAACAACACCTTCGAGAGATATCTGATCTGCTCTGATGCTTGCTCTGGATATTCCGTTCGAAATCATCGTCTCAATGGTAGTTGAACTGATAATCTTGCCGTCCACGTTGCTAATCTTCGTCTCTAATGCTGTCTTGTCAGCCGTGACGAGTAACCCAGACTTGCTGATGTTCTCGACGTTTCCGCTCGCATCGAGGGTAATCATCTTGTTGAAGAGATTTGTGAAATACGTCGATACTGATAAGCCACCGCATTCACGTAGCGTTCCATCGGAATTGAATGCTCCTGCAGCAACACTCCAGGAGCCAGATTTCTGCTTGACTAAGCTGACTGTCGTTCCGTAGTCGCTACGAATGTCAGAATCTATACCGTCAATGTATTTTCTGACTTCCTCGTCATTGCTGTCCATCTCACTACTGAGAGAATTTTTAGCAGCAGCCAGTTCTTCCTTAGTAGCAGCCTTGCCGACTTCTGCCATGATTTCTTCCTTGGTCATGCTGATTTGAGATTCGAGCGATTTTTTCAGTTTCTGATCCTCATCTGTAACGAACAGCTTGACTTCATCAATCTTCGTCGAAAGACCGGACATCTTGGTCTCCGTCTCAGACTGCCAGGTATTAATAGCATCTATTCGTCCAGCTTGTACCGTTATCTCCGAGTGAAGACTTTCCTTCAGCTTCTTATTCTCATCTATTACGAACAACCTGACATTATTTATATCTGTTGAAAGACCGGACATCTTGGTCTCCGTCTCAGACTGCCAGGTATTAATAGCATCTATTCGTCCAGCTTGTACCGTTATCTCCGAGTGAAGACTTTCCTTCAGCTTCTTATTCTCATCTATTACGAACAACCTGACATTATTTATATCTGTTGAAAGACCGGACATCTTGGTCTCCGTCTCAGACTGCCAGGTATTGATAGCATCTATTCGCCCGGCTTGTACCGTGATCTCCGAGTGAAGGCTTTCCTTCAGCTTCTTATTCTCTTCATCTACATACAAGCGTATAGACTTCTTCTCAGCATCCAGATCTATGCCAAGCTTCGTGACTGTTCCCTGCACATTGTCAATATTGCTACCAAGGAGCTTGATGTTGGCTGCAGTCTGCAAAATCTGAGTACTGACGGTCTTGCTGAGATTGCTCAGTGGCTCATCGGTGATGGTAACCATGGAGATGAGTATATCACCTGTATATCTCAGGATAAAGTCTCCAGTACCATTCCACTTGCCTTCGAGTTTGATGGTCTGCCACTCTGCAGAGTATGCTACATCAATTGTACGTGATGCTAGTTCGTTGACCTTGCCAGAAACTGCTGTACAAGGCGAGAAGCCTATTGTCAGCTGTCCTGCAGTCTTGGCATAGACGATGGCTGTGACATAGAGTTTATCCTGGACTTCCCTGTATGCCTCACTGGTTGTAGCTAGTTTGCCTGCTTCCACTTCTGTGGTTGGGAGGTCATACTCCTTGTGGGTACCAGGCTTCCGGACGATGCTGTTCGACTGCTTCAATCCGCTATTCTCGAGGTGCAGGACATTTCTACCCTCTACGTTATCTATGCTGACACGGTGATTGCCTGATACGGTGGCAGATCCATTGACCATGACAGGGAGGCCATTTGCATCAATCCAAAACTCAGTATCCTCATTCTCGTCAACTGTCCATCCATCTATGACAAGTTCCTCATCAGTTCCTGTGACGGTGAGGAACTGTCCGTTATGCAGATAGTTGTTCTCCTCTGTCACATCGTATGATGTCTGTGCGAATCGGGTTGCGAACTGGTTCTGAAGCATCTGAATCTTGGTATCGATGCTCTCTCCTGTCCGTCTGAGAATTATATCACCGGTAGCGTATAGGTTCTGCAGGAACTCACCGAAGCCACTCAGCTGACCGAATATAGGATGATTGATGCCCTGCAGGTTACCAAGCCTGCCCTTCAATGCATTGTTCGGATCAGTTTTCAAGCCATAGACTACATCCATGTGAGGCGAAGCTGTACCTACAGTTATAATCTGCATGATACCCTTGCGGTCTGGGTCGCTGAGGTTATCCACTCGAACGAATGTGTCCTTCTTCCTGATGAGAGCTTCAGGAGTTGCTCCCGCTATCGAAGAGTTGAAGTTGGCGAATTTCACCCAGTCCAATCTCTTGTCGCCATCCTCCAGGCTTCCGCATCCTGCATCCGTAACGAGCAGCTCGTAGTTCTTGGTTACATAGTAGTCGTTACTGCTATTGGGCATACCATTGAACTGCTGAACCATAATGATGTCATCCCGGCGGAATGGATTATAGAGCTTGCCGTCCTGCGTATCGAGATATACCTTGCCCGATTCCTTGTCATAGTGATCCACCTCCATCATGCCCGTGAAGACTCGGTTGTCATTCTCTCCGAGCAGCTGTGAGATAATCATTTCATAGACACGTAATGAGCCACGTACGATGACGTTATCAAATTCTCCCGTCCATTTATTCTCCAGCATTCCTGCTGCGTTGGTGATAGGCTTGTTGTAGATTCCCCATCCTTTACCTGTGAGGAAGTCTGATACAAACTGCTTGCTGAAGAGGTTGCCGTCGAAGGTGGAATCACCTTTAACGTGAAGCTGCTTCACTGTAGCGAGTCCCCACGCCAACAGTTCATCTATACAGAGTTTATATTTACCCGTCTCATCCTTTCTGACAATAATGAACCCTTTTTCCTCGTCAGTATTCGCATTTTCCGATGCTATGGAATGGGCGATGATGTTACCATCAGCATCAAACCTGAAATTATTCTCCAATGCCAGTGAGTGGGCGTGGATATTTCCCGAATGGTCGAAGGAGAAGTCCTTGCCAATCTTGATGCCTTTCAGGAAGGTGATGAGTCCACGTGCCGTGTCGTCATGGATAGCAGAGAGCTTGTCTTCGTCTGCATTGGCAGCATAATCCAGCAAGGACAGAAAAGCATTACCGATACGTGTAGCCGTATTGGCATGCTTGATTCTCTCGTCGCGTATCGCTTCGAAAGCTTCTCTGAGGTTGTTGATATCGAATTTTTCTGCCATTGTTTTTATTTTTGAGCAAAAATACAAAGATATTTCCCAATATAAAAATACATCATATCTTGCCGAACATCTGCTTGAAGAGGTCTGCCATCAGGCCCTGGTATTCCTCGCCATAGAAATAGCCCTCCATATCGTTCAGCTTCATGATGGATGCATAATACTTCCGGTTGAACCATGGACGCCTCTGTCTGGGTTCGCCCAGATGATGCTGCGCACGGTATTTCGGATCCAGGAACGGGAGATCTCCAGGATTGCCATGGTAATAACCGTTGCCCGTTCCCGCTTCCTGATACAGACCATAGAGCAGGAACTTATGGGCAATCGTGCGGCTGGAACCTCCGAAGGAAGTAGCCTGCACGCTGTTGAAGAGAGCACCCGTATGGCGGATGCGGTAGTGCATGATTTTCTCCTTCCAGATTTTCACCATCTCTTCTGCCCATCCACGCTCATAAGCATAGATATCTTCCTGAGAGACGGGAGTCTTGACGTTATTCATTCCATTCTTCATTGTTGTATACCAGGTCTAGCGGCTCGCTAACGTCGATATGGAATTCCACGCCAGTAAGCCCGTTAATGAAATAAGCACCTATCTCCCGATTGTCCACCTGGTCGCTCAGCAGATAAGTGAAGTCGTTTTCCCATTTCATCTTATCGATGATGATCCTGCTCAGAAACTGCCGGAATATCTTTCTGCAGGTATTGAGCTTTTCCTGCCGGTCGTTCATGTCGTTCAGTTTATATCGCATCAGGATCCATACCGTATAGGTAACTACCTTACGGAAGCTGCCGTCACCATTGATGGCTACGTTACCGTCGTTGGTATCATCTATAACGATGAAATTTCTGCTCTTCGACATATTGCTCAGCATACCCTCAAATGCCGTCGGACTGGAGCAGGTGGTAGGCATGAAACCGAGATTACTGCAGAGTTTATTGCGCTTTGCCAGATCTCTGAAGTAAGAGAAGGCATCGAAGCCTACCTGTACCGATGGGGTATTGATTTCTGTCTTAATCATGATTTTTTCAGTCTTTTGTTCAGTTCTTCAGCCTCGCGTGCCTTGGCATCCAGTTCTGTGAGTGCCCGCCACACATCGGCTTTTCTGATAATCTCTTCCTTGGTGATGTCGCCTCCCGTGAGTGCCCGAATCTGTGCATTCATCGCTCCTACCATATCGTAGTCTTCACCTCCTTCGGCTGCAGGCTTGAAGAGATGAGGAAACTTTTCCGAAAAGTTATGCTTTATCCGCACATACCAGAGAAACACGCCCATGAGTTCTGGTACCGTACATTCGATGCGGTCCGGGCTCTTGCCCTCGCCATCCAGATAGAGATACCGTGCCAGTTCCTTGAGAGGTTCTTCGTTCGACTTATCCGACATCATGTACTGCTGGAAATAGTTGTCGGCTATCAGATAATACTCGAACGGATAATCGTAGAGCTCAACATCTGCAGCCTTATAGAGACCAATGGATTCGAGTCTGTTGTCTGCCCCGTTGCCATCGAAAACATAGTCGAAAGCCTCGCAGAAACTTCGGATCTGCCACAGCTCAAGAAAGAATCTTGTCTTCTTGCCCTTATCCGTCTCCACCTCGCAGAGCCATCCGTCTTTCTTCTCGTTGAGTACGTCTATGCCGGCAAACCGGGCAAAGAGATAAGTTCTTACCTGCCACTCTTCCCACTCCTGGGTGAGCAGGAAGAGCGCATAGCGCAACTGTTCCTGTGTCAATTCACTCCAGGAATGAGGAACGTGAAGGTTCAGCGTTCCGTTAGCATCCAAAGAAGAAGGTCGGGTCGTCAGCTTTGTTTTCATACGCTTGCATGTGATTGGCCTTGTAGGCCGATGAATCCTTATATTTTGGGAATTTATCGATGTTTTCTTCGATAAAGTTGGCTACTGCAGTATAGGCGAGATCCTTGTAATGTGGATCAGCGGGCGTTTCGCCGGTAGAAATGTGAGCGCCGATGAAATGGCACATTTTTACGATGGCATGCCGATGAAATGGCTCATATTGTGCCTTGCGCTCCTCCTCAAGCAACTGTTCGATGAGTGAGTCGGAGAATTGTCTGCGCAGAGCAAGTTCCGCAGTACCTATCTCGCTCCGGTGGGCTGTCAGGTCATCAAAAGTTACGAAACCGCGTACCGGCGAGTAAGTCCTCAATACCAGAGGCGACCAGAAGAAGGAGGCGATGTTGTTGCTTGCCTGAACAGTCTCGCTCCATCCTTCCACCGTGCGCAGGCGGTTCAGAATGCCGTGCAGCTGCTGGTCCTGCTTATAGGTCAGTTCTCTGAACAGGGCATCAACCCTCGCCTGTGATGCGGGAGAGATATTTTCGTTTGATACTACGCCGAAACCGTTGTCGGTCATTACGAGGTCGTTGGAACGGAGACGCAGGATAAAGGTCTTCAGAATGACATAGGAACGCACATTCCCCAATATCGGACTGTCCTCCATACAGGCTGCATCTTCGAAGTCTGAACCGATAACCGTAGCCACCAGGTCGAAATATACGTTCTCCAGCGCAGGCTGCATCTTCGTGAAGACATCTTCAGAAGCAGCTCCCACGAATGGAAGGAGCTGCTCAAACTGTTCTGCGGTAATATTAATCATCTGTCTTTGAATTTGGATTGTTAGACACTTTCTTGGCATCCTTGTTCTCATCAAGGGTAGTGAGCATGATGAGCGGCACATCCGGATAAACCTTCTCCTCCCAGTGGTTGAAGTAGATGATCACCCAGTGAACCGTCTCCATCAGGTCGTGGAATGCCTTCTCTATGCTCTGCTTCAGCGTGAAGAGCTCGCGCTTGTCGGAACCCGAATTGTTGCTCTGACTCTTACCAGGAGTGGCGCCCACCAGGTTGGGATGGATGTTGTCGGCATAGCACTGCATGTTGTTGCTCTCGGCGATATCATCGCTGTAGTCGCCTCCGTCCTTCGAGGTATCGATGCGGGTGATGCGCACCATCTTCACCTCCTTGCCGTCGGGCGTGGTATAGTAGCCCGCTATCCAGAGCTTGCCGCTGTTCTCTATGCCCGAGATGAAGTCGCGTATCTTCTCCTTTTCGGCAAGCTTGCGCTTCTTCTGTTCCTCCGTACTGGTGATGTGCTCCTCCTTGAAGATGCCGCGCCAGTAGTCGTTGTGTATCTCTACCAGGTAGGGGATGGTGGCGTGGTTCTTCAGCTTCGCCATCTTGCCGATGGCGATGAGACGTGAGATGTCATACCATTTGTCCCTGAAGATGGCGGAGTAGTAGGGCACGGGATAGTACTGGCAGCCCGGGGTAGGGAAGCGGGTAACGATGGCGAAGACCCTGTCCTTGCATCCCGGTTGCCCCGACTGTCTTGCCTTCACCTTGCCGTTCTGGCCGTCCAGCCCCATGCGCTTCTGCAGGTCGCCCAGCGGATCCAGCTCGTCGAGCAGCGGCAGCACCTCTATGTTGGCTGGCACAGTGGCATTTCTCCAGTTGGCATAGAGCACATATTCCGAGCGTCCGTTCACGCTCTTGGTAAACCGGCAGTAGCACGCCTCCTTGTGTCTTACCGCCACAATCTTGTCGCCCTTCTTGTTGAGCACGATGGCAGATACGCAGAAGAAGAAATACTTCATGTCGGTAATCTGCTCCAGGAAGAAGCGGCTCATCGAGTTGTGCATCCTGAAGAGGTTCACTTCCCGGTCCTTGCTCGGAAGCTTGGTCTCCACGTCGTTGTACTGGAAGCCCATTCCATAGCAGGTGAGCACGTTGAAGAGTTTGTTCTGAGCCATCACGCTGCTCCTGCCAATGTTGCTGATCAGCTCGTAGGGCAGCTGGTTCTCGTAGCCGAAGGGTACATAGGTATATTCCTTTCCCCCGACTTTCACGCTGACGATAGGCGTGGTACCATCATCATCGAAGACTGTGGATGACTCCGTGAAACCGCTCGTGGGCGATGATGTCTGATAATCCATCACCTCGCCCATGGTGGCGTAGGTGATGTCTATGTTGTTGCTTTTGTTGTTGCTTGCCATAATTATTATAAGTATATTGGATGGTCATTGTATCTGAAGATGAAGATATCCCTCACCTTGCGTATCTGGTGATTCACCGGATTGTAGAGGTTGTGGGTTCCCTGCTGCCAGGAACTGCTCTTCACCAGCCAGCCCCGGTACTGGATGATGGAGCCGTCGGCTGCCTTCCAGCAGTCCAGGTCCACGGGCGTGCGGTCTATGCGCGAAATGTCGAGCGCACGTCTCAGCTCGTTGATATGGATGGCTCTAGGTGTCTTTTCTTTCATATCTGCGACAAAATTATAAGGGTGAAACTTCTAGTTGAACGTATCATCGAATGAGTCATCAAAGATTCTGCCTCCCGTGTTCTCTACATCCCTGAAGATTACGTTCTGCACTCTCTGGGCATACTGATACGTAAAGGTGAACTCTGCCATGCCGTCTTCCTCGTTGGTCCGTTCGCTCTTCGAGTCGGTGAAGGTGATTTCCTTGTCCTTGGTATAATCCCGGAAAAGATAGATCTCATCGCTTCTGAGCAGGTCTTCGGCAAAGTGTGCCATGGATGGCGGAATGATGCCGGTGTCGCCCTCGAAGGAGCGGGTCTCCTTCACGGCATAGTTGATTTTCCTGCCGGAGATTACCGCCTGCTTGCGCTCGAAGGTAGGGGCAATCTTCTTTCTGCCCAGACAGTAGAAAATCTCCTGGCATCCGAACGAGTTGGTAAAGAGCAGCACCGGGTCGGCCACTGCCCGAGTATGGTCTATCTGGTACTCCTGCACTCGCCTGCCCACGGTCACGGTATAGGCGAAGAGGCTGCCCTTGGCTTCATCGTAGTATCTGTCGGGCGAAACATCAAAGGTGGTGATGCCGTTCACGGTATGGGTAGGGGTGGCTGATTCATCGATGGTTGCGGTGCTTATGCTGCCCGATTTCCTGTTGTAGTAGCTGGCAACCACCTCCGGCGTGCTACTCTCCTCGCCAGCTGCATGCAGGTATTCCCGATGTCCCAGCTGTGTAAGCTTGGTGCCGTCGAGCAGGGTGAGGAAGAATGAATCCAGGAATGCCTGGCAGCTCATGTTCACGTCAACGGTGGCATAATATACGCTGAACTCCTTGCTCCAGGTATCTACATTCTTGTCTCCCGTATGTTCCGTGATGCTGATCTTGCAGGTGGCAGCCACGGTTCTTCTGGCTGCATCGGCTATGAGGGTACCGAGGTCGTAGATGGTGATGTTGCCCGATACAGGGTAGTAGGTCTCGCTGAGCAGTTCTTCACCGTCGCACGAGATGGTGACGGTGGCATTCTCGCCGCCTATCTTGAACGAGAAGGTGTCGAGGGCGCTGGTAAATACCGGCGAGCTGGGTTGATGGATAACTGTAATCATATCTTTGTTTCATTAAACTTGTGCAAAGATAGGATAGGGAGGGTGAATATAAAAATACCCAGCCACCTCACGGTGACCGGGTACTGCTTATTTAATTTTTATCAGTATGGTGTGTAGGCTACGCTTAGCCTTACCAGTGTTTATTAAAAATGAAAAGCAAAAGCTTGATTTTTTCTAGAAGGGATGGTCGTACTGCAGATGCCAGGCGAGCGTTCCGCCTTCTATCTTAACCATCTTGAAACCTCGCTCCACCATATATTCGGTGATGGTGGAGACGGGAGCGATAACCATATCCTTGATGTCGTTCTGTATCTCCTTCGAGGTCTTGAAGTCAACCTCGTTGTTGTCTTCCGGATCATACGGCTGGTAGTCTATCAGATACTGGTCCAGAGCCATGCGGGTATAGTTCTCCTTGGTTTCCTTCTCCTCTACGGCTGGCTCCGGGGAGTTGCCATTAGGCGAGAATCCCACGATACGTTTGCGTTCTCCCATTATGCCACACCTCCTTTCGCCTTCAGAGCCTGGTTGATGGTCTTGAAGAGGTTCTCCATGCGCTTGAATGCATTGATCATCAGGAGAACCTGTCCGGCACCGCCGAAATCATCCACGGCATTGGTTATTACCTCGTTTGAGATAAACTTGTCTTGAGCAAACTCAAGAGTCTCGATGAAGTTGTCCAGCTGGCCAACGTTCATCATATCTACTAGCGCATTCCAGACGTCTGCTGTCATGTGCAGGTTGGTTGAATTATTTTCGTTCATGCCTAATCGTTGTTTATGGTTTTCCACTTGGCCAAAGTCATATTGAGTGGCTTAGCCTCTTTAGCTCCATATCGAAGAGCAAAGTAGCGATGATCATACCATCGGATAATAGTCTGCTTGTTTGGAGCATCATCGATGAAAACAACTGATGCGACAACGTTGTTGTCTCTCCAAAATTTGATTTCTACCTTATAGGCGTTCATCTGCCTGCCTTTAATAGCGAAGAACTTGCACCTGCTGATGTCCTTTCTTGTCAGCTTGTGGATGCGTCTTCTGCGGTTTCTACTTTTCTTCATCGCTCACTCCTCCTTTCTTGTCTTTGGTCCAGCCTGGGTGCAGGAGTTCTGCTTCTGCTCCCGTAAGTACCCCCCCGCTTCTCGGTATCTCTCAAAGATTTTGTGGCGGTCGCTCTGGATGGTATT